CACACCTGAGGATATGCCTTTTGGGGCATCCGCATAGTGTGTATTGTCTCGGTCCTTCAAACTGGGTCACCTTGATCCCCTGATCATCTTTCCTTGTCCACATCACTAGTCCTCGTCTCCATCCCACTCTTCAATATCTGACTCGTCCCATTCAATGGTATTGTTTGGGCCGCTCACTTTGAGGCCTAACCTGATGATTGCAGCATCTATATGCGCTTCGATTCCCAAGTCAAATGTTAGACCTGATGTCGCGAGCAGATCTTCTAAGGGTGGTGCATCCGCCGGGGGGACATGAGTGTCTACCTGTGTCTGGGCATACTGTTCTAGACCGTTGAATAATTCGTCCAAATCGCCCCCCAGGATTTTCTCTACCAGTTCGGGATCAAAGGAAATGTGTGGGACTTCCACGGGCGCACGTGCATACCTGTATCTGGCTTTTTCCCGCACAATGACATTGTTTGTAACTGCTTCCAATGACTGTCTCGTTATGTTTCCTCGACCTAACATGTGCTGCATTGTCGGGTAGAGATAGCTCGCCAATCTGTAGATCCGGAGAGTTCTGTGTAGACTCCTTGTGCGGGCAATATCCTTTGAGATTAGGCCTCGGCAGAAGTCAATTCCGTACGAAAAATCATCACGACCCGCAGATATAAGCAACAACCGCAATGCCGTGAATATCTCCCTCTGATGGACAGATGTTGTCCCATCAGTACTCCCTGTTACCTCTCTGTAGAGAGCCTCCACAGCATCGTATCCATTCTGAAATTCCTGGTAACAGAATCGCATGACTCCCAATCCGATATTGCACCATGTTCTGACTTCTCCGATCGGGTGATGAATTCTGAAATGTTCGAGAATTTCTGCGCTACAGTCCAAAATGAAAATTCTCTTGGAGGGAAAAGAATTAGATGAAAGCGCAAGTGCATGTCGTTCTTGGTGCGGTCGGGATTTTGCACTAACGTTCCCTACATCTGCCGTACCAATATTCCCGTATGGCATCCCCTGGATGTCCTTGAACAGTCGTGAGTGTGCTTCGATAAGGGACTTTGTTTTTGGAGCAGTAAATTCCATGACAATGGATATGTGTGCTTCCGGGCCCACTTCCTGAATGTAACGAGAGAGGTAGTACCGTTGCTCTTCGCGGACAGCATTCTCAGAGAGCCTGGAGAGAAGGTTATCGAGCTCCTGACCCTTGGGTAGTTGAATGCTCACACTATTAGGCTCGTATTCCAGCAATCTCGCATCGTAGTTCTTGGGCGACAAGAGCTTTGCGAAACTCAGTGTCATAGCCCTAAATGCCATAGTTTTGTGGAGTTTCGGTCCATCCCAATTAGCAGCAGTGGTGCTCGGCCTGCCGCAGAGGTAAATCTGATATGGTTTCAATGTGGCATTCATCGCGTACGCCAGGTAGTGCTCATAGTGAGGCAACATACCTACAACAGCTGCTGTATAGCCGTCCAGGACTACTGAGTTCATCCGTATTGTGTATTGCAAGTTATTTTCTTGCAGCATTAACACCAGGTCCAGCAGATTTCTCTCGGAGCTTCCTGCAAAGGACACATCCACATGGATGTGATCATACTGGTTGATGAACTTCAGAGTACCTCCGTCGAATATGTCATAGTCATCTTTGAATACAACGTCCGGATGGTGATTCAGCCGTGTGAAGGTATCCCTCCTGGAATACGAAGTGCAATCGATATCATAGTGTTGAAATGCGTATTTTCCGTCGCCTCTTCCTGCAGTGAGATCGCATACTGTTGTATCTTCATCTATCCATCCATGATGTAACAATGCTCTGATGAGGCCTATCTGTGCTCCCAATGAGTCGGATCCAGTGAAGCTAGTGAAAGTAGCAGGGTGAGCTCCAGAAGTCGAACAGCGGTGGGCAAACTTGCACAATGGCAATGCCTCTGACATAGTTGCCATCGCACTAAGTGGGATAGGGCTCATGAGATACTCAATCTCTTCCAACTGAGGGGGTACAGGTTCACTCCCTGTCAGGAGAGTGTAATTGGGAAGTGATGGGAGATTCACAGGTGCCATGATATCTGCCAGTGAGATAGATTCTGCTATGTCCTGTAGCAAGTCCTTGATGGCATCAAGCTGTTCCACCACAACAGCGTCCACGTAATCTCGACCCAGAACTAACAGTTGAAATTGTAATTCTGGGACTGCGATCATCATTGACATTCCTTCCATTCGAGCTTCTAAGAATTCAGCCAGCGCTTTCTTTACCGAAAAGGATACATCCCCATTGGTTCTGTCCGCCTTGAAGTGGAAAGTGAGTATATACTCGGCCAGCAAATGTATTGCCAATCCCAGCTTGTGCTCCGAGAAATCCAGTAAGGCATTTTGATACTTCATCAATCGAATGTTGAGCTGTCCCTCTGTGCGTGGTGACCTCTTAGCCCGACTGAAATGCTTGGTCAGATCCCCAAACCCGCTGTCAGCAGGCCGCAATTCCTCGAGGCATTCTAATGCCTGTTTCTGAAGTTCCAGCATGACTTTGTCCTGTGGGTTGAGCAGGGTCAACCTTCCACGCTCAGACATTGCGTTCAGTAACCTTCGTCTGAGTGCGATTATTGGATCCTCATGTACATTGTTCTTCCAGTTCTTGTCAAGGATATCCAACTTCACAATCAGAGGTTCCCATACTGCTCTATCGATGACCTCCGGGTGAACCAGCATATAATCCTTGTCTAGTTCCCTTGCGTATCGAAGAATAATGTCATCGATAAATGCGCTTCCCACGAATCCCATTGTCTGTCGTTCTCTTTGGTTGGGCATTGTAGCCCATTCACTCATGTTTTCTTCGTACATGTAAGAGTGAGCCAAATGCCTGAATCTCTGGGTGGATAGTGTGTGTGAGCGCAAGCTGCCGTAGCAGGGAAATCCAGATTTGGGTATATACTGAATGGATTTGGGCTTGACAAATTGAACGTCCTTCACACCCACCAAATTCGAGAATCCATACCGGACCACCAGCCTCCTCAACGAGGGATACTTATCCCTTATCATCACTGCTAGGAGGAATCTCATTCGGAGGTAGTCAACATTGATATTGCTGTCTACCAGATTGTTCAAGGTCATGAGTTGCTGGTTCAAATCAGTGGTGTACGTCAAGGAGAGATTCATCTCAGAGCGGATATAGGTACTGGTGCTGAATCGTATATTCGGAATACGATGTAGGATCTCTCCTCCTGTTTCTGTGGGCGCATAGCCGACCAGGTCTCCGAAGGATTGTTCGGTTAAGGTTGATAATGCAAGATTGCATGCAACAACAATGTCAGTACTTGCCAGCGTTGCTCCCAGGCTAGATATGCATCCCGCCTTTGTTAGGAACCACTTGGTCACAGCGACCAGCTTTGCAGCCAATAGTTCTTCCTTGTGGCCCAGCATTCGGCTGTCGTCCAATAACTCTCCTTTGTACAGCGTTTCGTTGCCAACTCTGGGATCATCGTAAACCCGCCTTCCATCTCTGTAGTGTGTCGGTGAGCACCGCCGTACCGTGACGAGTGCCATTCCTCTTTCGACCTCATGAATCTTGTCATCGTAGAGTATTTCTTCTACCTCGATGAATTTGATATTCGGGAACATGAGCATCTTTCTTTCTTGGAGGTCTTCGACAATATCTGACTTCCTATTCAAGTGAATGAATTCGGTTCTTCCCAGCCTGGCAGAGTTTCGCAGATTATCGATCACTCTGGATGATAGGGAATTTCGGAGTTTCATTAGATTCCTGACTTTTCCTAACAACCCGGAGCTTGTTTCCACTTTGTTCAGCAATAAATCGACAAAGTGGAGAGATGTATTCTCATGGTAAAACTGTACCACTCGCGTGTGGAAGTTTTCCCGGAAGATATTGACCATCTCGACAGCTAGCGATTCCCGACTGTCAGCCAGCTCGAACAACTTCCGAACATCTGTGTTCACGGTGCGGACCCTCACTAAGTGCTTGATTGCCTGCTGAACACTGGATGTCACAGAAGTGATTGTGCCTTCCCCTGGCCAGGTAGATGTTGCCAGCCTGCTCTCGAGCATGTTCCTCTCATGTGTCGTGTCCACAGAAAGGTTCACAGATAAATACTTCAAAAAATATTCTCCCTCATCTGCATACGAGGTGATCCATTGAAATAGATAATGAAGTGACTTGGTGAAGCCAATACTGTGCCCAGAGAGCATGAGATTCACGTGAAGGGATGCTCCGAGACCTCCAAGTTCTGTGGGTAGGTACGCCCAGTAAAAAAGGAGGTCTTGCATGAAAGAATCATATACCTGTAGATACAATACCCGGTCTGGTGAATCTATGGAACGCTCGCATGAAAGACTCATGCCGTAGACACTCTGTGCAGCATCCTCAAGAACTCCCGAACCCATTCCTGACATATTTCTCCCGAGGTAGGCTGTAAGGTCGTTCTTGTATGCTTCGATGATTTCACGCGAGTCCAGGTCTGGCATACCCCTGATGTTTTCCTTCACGTTGTAGAGTACAGTTGCCAATTTCTGAGGCAATTCTGTCGGGCTCAACATGCTGTTATCCCGGGGATTCTGGAGGACAGTCTGAGGCAACCTGGACAACAACAGGCCCAACTTGTAGTTCTTCAGATAGGCACATGCTTCACTGTGATTGCTCAGCTCCATAGCCGAGGCAGCTGATGAGCAGATTCCTGCTACTTCTAACTCGTCGGCCACTAAGACCGGATTGTTCCCTGCGCTTATTGCCAACAGTCTTTTCAGAGTCGAGTCGGCTCTGATTCCATCTGCATAGTGTTGTCTCAACATCGTGATCCTGTGTTTAGACAATGTCGTTTGAGAGTACTTCACTGTCATGCCGAACTTTTGACAATGGGCCATGATCTTCTGGAACACTGACTGAACCATAGGTTCTGAAGCTTGCGGGATGCTCACGATTGCATCGACATCATCAGAATAGACCATGATTCTCGGTATTGTGAGGTCTGTCATAATCCTTGCCAGCTTCATTGTCAAGGTCGTGTGCAGTGTCCACCCTGGGTTGATCCAGCCCTCTATTCCCCCGAATTGCCCTTGGGACACAATGGCAGTATCCATGTACTCATCGTAGTGATACACAGTGAGTTGAGAAAAATAGTGCGGAAGATCCCCCCAACCGTTGTAACCAAACAAATTTCCCAAAAACTCCATGAGTTCAGCAGTGTTTGAATGTTGCATGGATTGATTATGACCCTCTATGTCAAGAAGCAGGGAATAGTTGTCAGGATGGGACAATTCCCTAGACGCTTCATGTATCAATGACTTTCTTTTTCGGTCAGTCGGAGTCATCAACTGTTCATCGAAGTATGACAATGCTTTCTTCATTCTGGCAGTAACAAGACTGAGTGCATGCTTGTTTTCGAGTGCACCATTTGCAAACAGTCGTGCTTCCCACTTTTGCTCTCGTTCTTTCTCAATTAGCCTAGCTGGATTTTCCATTCTCTCAGGTACTGACATTTGACAAGTCCTGACAACCCGACGAGGTAGTGGAACTATGTTGCGATCTGCAAAGAAGTCTCCGAGTACATATGACGGTCTCTCGATAACCTGAAGCAGTTCCTTTCTGCTGTCTCCAGGCCCAAATGAGATTTCAGATTTCAATGCACCCTTATCTTTTGCGAACTCCAGAGGGTCATCTGTCAAGGTGTTGTCCATGCAATCGAATATCTTCACATCATCCCACCAGGTCAGTGGTAATGCTTCCACTTTGGTGTATTCTCCCTGTCTCGTATATGCTTCCAGGGCTTTGACGTAAGACTGCGGTGCTACAAGCTGCGGCAAGACATTGTGTTTCTTCCTGTAGGCGATCAGAAACAACTGCTTTGCTAGCCTTGTGATGTTTTTGACTGCGATTGGATCAACTTTTCGGGGGGTGTGGACACGCTTGAGGAACTTCTTCAACCCTGCCTCTGCATTGACTTCTGCATAGAATATTAATTTGTGCAGAGCAGATATTTCCTGCTGTTGTGTCCTTGTCAATCTGGAAGCTCGCACAATGATTTGGCAAAAGAACGACTCTGGGGGGTAATACACAAGGGCTTTGTCCAACAGTGCTATGACTAGGCCATAATCATACTTGCAGCCGCTGATCCTCTGATCCAACATCCAGAGATCTCTAGTTGTTTCTAGAATGGGTTTCCAGTTCATTGCGTGTGCAGTGTCATAGTCCGACATATTCAGAAGGAATCCTTCCAGTCCCTTCATGAAATCCACCTGATCATCGTGGTATCCCTCGTGTTCTGCAAATTTGGTCATGATGTCAAATGTTGGAACAGCCCAGCCATAATCCTGGCAGGCTCTCAGTGCATCAATATTATTCAAGATGTCAGCTATTGTGAATACGTAGTCCAGGTATGTGATGGGGCCACAAAACCAGTACCCAAGGGCCTCATGATACATTCGGAAGTGACCACCACAAGCCACAATCGCGAACTTGTGAGCAGCGCAATCAGAGCGGTAGACGTAAGTGCCATTCGAGAACATGGTGTATTGAGCTTCATCAGGAGCAGGGATTAGTAATTCTGGTCTAATGTCGGGGAAGTTGTGTTCCTTTGCAATATGAACTCTCAGTCTCTGGATCATGATCACGAATGGTAGGTAAGCAGAGGATGGTGCAGATGCTACTTCGAATGGGATTTCCAGTCCTGCAGCGATGGAGAGATCATGACGAGTAGCACGGGCTGCAAAAGCTTCCGCTGAATGGGATATCAGCTTCTCTCGTCGGGAATATCGTTGTCTTGCAAATCTCTTGAGATCGTCTATCCCGTATCTGTTGGGTCCCGGGGGGAGTCGACCTTCTTCGATCAAAGATCTTACAGTCTTCTCAAGTGTTTCCAGCTGACTAACATGATGGCCGTGGAAACGATCACGGTCCCCGATGCAATTGGAGTTTACAAAGTGTCGCAATTCTGCAGGATATGGAATCAGTGGAGATGCCAATCGAGCCGGGATCCTGACATCAGCTGGTTTTGTTCGAAACTGCAACTTCGTACTCCTGACCCTATCCAGATCGATTATTTCTGGGCATTTGTAATCAACTGATGCATCTGCCAGGGTCTGAGACACCAAGTGTGTTCGGAGTTGGTCAGGGAAGTAATCCCTGTACACAGAATCAATCAGATCCTCCATTGTTCAACCTTTTGGCTTTCCATGAAGCCAACACGGTTGTAGATCGCGTGGATCAGGAGTTTGGTTTTTTTTAATGCTTCGAGGTCATCCAGAGTGCATACTAAAATAGGAATTACCACGCCGTATCCCATTCGGCTTGCTCATCTAACATAGTTTGCTGATCGTCAAGTCTGAGTTGTGTACAATCTGCACCAATGAACATTCCATGAGTTGCGGCTAAGTACCTGCGGTTCCCATAAACAAGATAGTCGTTGGACAAGATGATGCGATCAGATGCATGCCTCAATGTCACCACTCGCGACTCGTCATTGGTGCACCTTAGGTAGATCGTTCCAGATAGAATGTTTGGATTGCAGGACCAGGGATCTGCGTCGCAGTCCTGAGTAATCTTCCTGAGTAAGTGCTCCACAGTGGTATGCACTAAGAATTCCGCGTTTCCCCCTGCGGTGATGAAAACCGACAACTCATCACGACTGGATTCGGGGTCCCAATACAAATCCGTCGTTAACTCGTAAAGACTTCCAATCGCAGGCATAATTTCTTTTCTCTGTCTTAGAAATAAGATCAGACTC